TACAGAGGGTTGATGCTTGAAGTGCACTTCCATGGCAAAGAAGTATTTGACTTGTTCTTCCGTCGTTTAGTCCAGGTCATGTGCGACCATTACGAGATTGATGATCCTGAGGTTATCAGGCGCCTTTTCTTTTGCAATGCCGAAGGCACCCTTCTTGATTACGAGTTTTTCAGGAAGTGGTGGCTGGAGAAGAAAGATCATGGCTACATTCGTGACCCCAAGTACGAGGCCGCCATGTCAGGGATGACTGCCCGTGATGCGGCCAACCGCGAGCGTTATCTGACCCTTCGGGATCAGAACGCCCGCGAAGGAAACCTGGCCTAAAAAGAGGCCACAATAGGTTTTCCGGTTCCTTAATAAACCGGCTGTACATTATTTATCTTTGGTTTTAGTGAATTTTTCCGTTGGGACTCGGTGCGCCTCAGTCCCATAAATAAAGTTTGACCCGGTTCTGCAAGCTGTTAGCAACACAGTGGATGATCTTTACCGGTGCCGTTGCACTAAGTTTTAGTGTTAAGTATGCCCATGTCGGGGCCAATGCTTAGGAGTGACGGTCCATGCTGACTGGCAAAGTGCCCGATTGCGCGCTACGGGCGTCCCGCGCAATTGTATCTCGCCTGCGAACAATACAACAACAAACAATACCAACGAACTCTTAACTGAGTTCTTCGATGGAGCTCATGCTAATGAGGTCCAACAAGCCCCACCTCTGGTAGATGATACCTTCGCTGATGGCTACACCCCTGGGTTGACGCTAGGTGAATGGTTTTCTAGGCCAGTTAAGATAAGGGCATTCAACTGGAGTGCAAACAGTCGGCTTGGGGCATCTTTCAACCCTTGGTACGACTATTTCAGTAATCCAGAAATCAAGGCTAAGCTTAAAGGTTTTTCTCGACTTCAGGCTAACTTACACCTCAAACTTGTTATCAACGCATCACCTTACCATTATGGAATGGGTATAATGTCATACAAACCTATGTCCAATTCTGGGTTGCATGTCGATCCCACAGATGATAACTTCGATTTCTCAGGAGGTGAGGTCGATGATTTCCTCGTAACACATGACGCTCCGTATACAGGGGGGCTTGTCCCACCCACGCTGATGGTTAGGACTTGCCGCCCTCATGCTAAGTTTTACGCTGCAGCATCCAAGGGATGCGAAATGCAATTACCATTCTGTTATTATCAAAATTGGATCAACCTTGACACCGATTTGGACGAGTTGAAGCAAATGGGTAACATCAACATTTACACACCCATGGTTCTATTAGATTCCAGTGGCAATTCCGCTGAGGTTTCGGTTACGATTTACGCTTGGTGCGATGACCATAAGGTGGCAGGCCCATCTTACGTTATGCAGTCAGGTCAGGATGAGTACAAGAGCAGGCCAGTTTCAACAATGATGTCCGCCATGTCAAAAGTTGCAGGAGCGTTGTCATACGTTCCTTCCATCAAACCTTATGCTATGGCTACATCTGGTGTGCTTGCAGGTGCATCTAATGTGGCAAGGTGGTTCGGCTTTTCCAACCCACCGGTCATAACTGATGTCGTGTCTTATGCACCCAATTACATGTCCAACTTTGCATCTCCAGAGATTAGCGTGCAACAAGATAAGCTATCGCTAGATCCCAAGAACGAAGTCACCGTTGACTCTCGTACTGTCGGATTAGATGGAGTCGACCACATGTCTGTGTCCCACATAGTAGGCAGAGAAGTTGATTATGAGATATTGTATTGGCAGTCTACTATGCCTCCTGAGACACCTCTTTTGGTACAGCATGTATCCCCGATGGTCCTTTACGGGTCTAATTACATAACTGACAAGGAGTTATCGGCCACTCGTGTCCAGATGACTCCAGCAGCTCAGATGGGAACCATGTTTGAATATTGGTCTGGTTGCATTACTTACAAGTTTACGGTAGTGGCCTCGCAATTTCATCGCGGCCGCTTAATGGTCACGTATGAACCAGATGGATTTCAACCGACTTACACGAGTGCTTCCTACACTGGCCCTAGAACTATCAACAAGATCTGGGACATTTCCGAAGACCCGACGTTCGAATTGGAAGTTCCGTGGATGGCACCGATAGCAATGTTGAGGACAACAGGCATGCCTGGTGTCGTCAGGTACGCAAATGAACCCACCTACAGCGGCATGCAGGGTTATGCTAGCGTTTGGGCCCCAAACCCTCAGCTGCCCGACGACTTTAAGTACAAGGACTCTATGTACAACGGTACTATCACAGTGTCTGTGCTCAATGCTTTGACGTCTAACGACCCCGGGTATGAGGCAAATATCGTGTGTTCAGTGAACTGTGGAGGTGTTGAGTATTTCTCCCCAATGGATTTCAATTACCCCTTCTCTTTGTACAAGCTGGAGGGTGGAGATGATTTGGCCACAGCTCCCGAGGAGGGAGTGGTGCATGCCGCTCCCCCTTCTGTTGTCGAAGGTCCCACTAAGCACGTGGTTTACACGGGTGAAATCGTCAGATCTGTCAGGCAGTTGTTACATAGAACTTGCTTTTACTCACGTTTTAGCTCAGCAACCCCACTGCAAATCCCATTGGCGGAGTACACTGACATACCGGCGATCGATTTTGCTCATGACGGTTATGCTCCTCCGGGCTCGCTTGGGACGAAATACTCCATCACAAGCTATACTGGGTCTATTTATTTGCCCAATTCGCCTTACCCAACCGGTAAACTGCCTGTGCCTGTATTACCTACTTATCCGAGTACTGGTATACTTATTCGAGACACCGCCCCGGGTGGCGTGGCAGCAGATATCATGTACAATCAGAACAACAGGGTTATGACGCCAACCGCTTACCTAACTTCAGCCTACGTTGGGTGGCGTGGTGGTACGGTTTACACTGCCAAGCTCAACGCACCAATAGCAGAGTCGTATGGTGTCGTCACCGAGATGGTTATTTCCCGCGTTCCTAGTAGTCTGGCTTCTTATGTACAGAATGCCAGCGTTTGGAACCCCATGTTGTGGTCACTTAAGAGATACGGTGATCAGTCCCTTCCGATTACTAACACTTACGCACCACAACAATGCCTTAACCTATCTCAGAAAGGCACCAACAGACAGGCCCATGGCATTTCCGGTATGGCTGTAACCAATCCAGGTAACGTGGACGTCGTTAACGCAGTGGTTCCATATTACAGTAACAACAGGATGATGCCCGCCAACCCGATAGCCAACTATTACGTGGCCAACAAGCCCGACGAAATAGTCTGGAATAAGGCTGGTGGAGGGAATTATCCAGCAGGCACCAACGAACTCATACAGTGTCCGCGGATAGACTACAATGTTACTTGTAACACGCCTATTAGTGGATACGACATAGACAAGATGCCCTCGTTCGACGTCTACCACAAGGCAGGCGTTGACTACACAGCTTTCTGGTATCTGAATCCACCAACTGTCCACTTTTACCTTGATAATGGTGGAGTCCCAACTGGTTGGAGTTAGTAGTCACAATCAACGTAACTTAAATGTTACAACAAAAGGTCAGCCGGTTTTCCTGAATTTCGAATAAACCGGTCTTTATATTTGTATATGTATACATCAGAAAACTACTCATTGTAGGCAAAAACATTTACATACACACATTCACATTTATATTCCATTTTATATATCGCATACACACGTACGCACTTCAATAGAAAATGGGGTCACCCGCCGAGGTACCGGTAGGGTGTTACTTGCTTATGGTTAAGCAGTAAACGGTAACGCCCTTAGGAGTTACCAATTTAGAGTATACAATCCCC